AAAAGCATCTGCTGTTACTGTTCCATCAAAGAAAGCATCTTTAAATTCTAAAGAAGAAGTTCCTAAATCTATTTGATTATTAGTAACAGGAGACAATGCTCCGTCACCAATAGTTAATCTTCCTGCACCACCTGTAGCTACTGTAATAACATCAGAGCCACTAAAAGTAATTGATGTGTTAGTATCAGCATCTCCTGCAATTGAATCTAATTGTAATGCACCTACATTTGATAAAGCCGCATCACCAAAGTCTAATGCACCTGCTACTGTTAAAGTACCAGATATATCTACATTACCATTTATATCTATAGTTGTAGCCGCTATTTGTATTTCTGTATCAGCAACTAAATCTAATTGTCCATCAGTAGATGAATTAATATATATTGCTGTATCTCTAAATTGTAATTTTTCTGTGCTTGCTACAAGAAGGTCATCTGAAAATTCAAAGTAATCTTCATCTTCCATCCATTTCATAACACCATCATTTGATTCGCCATCAAATGTAACTGTTATATCTGTTCCTGCTGTAGCTGCTCCAAATGTTAAAGTATTACCAAGTAACTTTGTAATTGGGCCACCTTCTGCCGCAGTACCATCATGGGTATGCCCTGAGGATGCAACAAATGCTGCTAATAGCTGATTATATTCATTATTTAAATCAGATGCCTCAATGACGTTTCCATCAACAATGTTACTAGAGCTTTGTCTTGTGTATGTTGCTCCCATTTATCTTCTTCCTCCCGGTGTAAATTCTAATTCAAATCCTCGTAACGCCCATGGGTTATTAGAACTTGTGTCTGTTATTTTTAAAGCTACTGCAAAACCAGAGCCTTCTATTCCTTGTCTTGTTATTGGTAAATCTCCTTGCCCAAAAACTGCTGTACCATATGCACCACTTCCAAATATTGCCCCACTTCCTGTTGTTTCTAGGGTAAATGCTTGTGGTTGTGGAGTATCACTATCATCGTAGTTATATCTTACAAACATACTAGCACTTACTAGTCCTTCTGGCTTCCAGTTAACATTAACTCTTTGCATATTTTTTCTAACGCCGGGGTCACCCATTGTCATATCTGGAGAACGAAAAGTTGCATCCATAGTTGTTGTTAGACCTGCTCTTGTCCAAACATTTCCATCATCTTGTTTATAAATGTAACCATCATAACCACCAGATACAGTTGTTTCTACATTACTAATTAAATCAGAATCACAACTAGAAACTTTTAAACCTTTTATATCTGCGTATTCAAATCCCATTTGTTGTGTGTTAGGATTTTGTTTTATAACAGCCATTAAACCTTTTGAGTTTGCTTCTCCACCATTTGTTATTGGATAAAACAAACGATATTGGGACTTATCCCTAATAACTAAAGATGTTACATTATCGTACTCAATATCATTTATTCTGTCTTGTACTTGTTTTGATACAGTACCTAATTCTACATCACCAATTCTTGCTGTACCTGCAATAGTACGAATACCATCAGCCGCTAAAAATATAATGTCACCACCTATTTCTTGAATTGAATGATGGGCTAGTGTACCTATACCTTTTGCTACCTCTGCTTTAGCAAATGTACTTGAACTTGTTCCTGCTATTTTATATATACTATTTTGACAGAAGACAAAAAGTTCATTACGAAATACTTTTAATCCAGTTACAACATCTCCCATAATAATAGAGCCTGCTCCAGTATCAAAATCATCTTCTGTATAAGGGCCAGAAAATGTTACTGTAGATGTTTCATTAGACATTCCTCCATAAAACATATGATTAGCAAATGACTTTACAAATTTAGGATTAGTTGGTGCAGTTCCACCTCCTGTTGCATTTATAATATCTTCTGAATAACTTGTGTTTAAAGTAAATGCCGCTGCTTCTCCTGTAGCAATAATTATTTTATTACTACCATCAAAATTAAATTTATCAAAATCGTAAGTATTTGTAGTACCTTTACTTGTTGCTCTTGATGTCCAACTTCCAGAAGTTGAACCAGTAGAAACTGTTCCCCCTCTAGCCACTATAATAAGGTCATTAAATATAGCAGACATTTGTATTCTTTCACTAGAAGCTGATACTTCAGGAACTATAGTTGAATTATATAATGTAGTTCCATTTAATCTTCTATAACCACCTTCAATACTTGGTTCAAAATTTTGTAGTTGTAATGCTTCCCCGGGATGCATAGCAAAAACATCTTTGTTTAATACTAAGCCACCAGAGCAACTTACTACCATAGGTTTCTGCATACCTGTGTATGGCACTAAAATCCTCCAGAGCCTACACGACCACCATGATTAACTCTATGGTCTGTCATGTATGATGCGTTATTAATATATTCTACTCTCATAGCTTTTAATGCCTCTTTAACTTCTCTATCAGCAAGTTGTGCTGATTGTAAATCAGACCTTAAAATATGAGCGTAATATTTTGCTCTATTTATTATAATATCTTTAAATCTATCATCTAAATCCATAGTGTCACCATGAGCAGATAAATCAGTATGTACTTTCCAATATTCATATTGTATAGTATAGTTGCTTGTATCTGGAACTGGTGATAAACCAAACTTTTTATTTTGTGTTGCGTAAACTATATCTGGTGTGTCGTATGAAGAAGAAGAATTATTTAAATCTCTTTCTAAAAGTCTTCTATTATAATCATCGTAAGTTATGTATCGTAATTTTTTTACTGGAATATTTTCAGATATTCTAACGTAATCAACATCCATGTTTGTAGCAGTTGATGTGTTATTTAATGTAATAAAAGTTGTTTGTGCTGTTGCAGTAAATGATGTATCTAAAACTGCTCCTGCACCAAAATCTGTAACTGTTAATGTTGTACTTAAATTTTGTGTTCCTTCTGCCGCAGTACCTACTTGTATTTTTAAAGCTTGTCCAGTACTATTAGAATCAAAAACTCTTATTTGTACTCTATAATCTTTATTTACTACAGTTGATACAGATTGATGAATAGCAAAATCATTTAATCTAGCTCTACCATTACCCCCGCTATTATAAGCAGCACTTCCACTTCCTGCTATTGTAGTCCAACTAGTTATATTACTAGTAAATTCACCATTAGTTACTAATTCTTTTGGTTTAGAATAAACTGTATCCCAATCTATTTTACGCCATTCTAAATCCCCACTTTGAGGAAAATCTGTTGTAGGTAAATTATATTCTCTTTGTCCACTATTTGTATTATAAAATGTTTCTTTATGAAGACTTGGTAATTCTTCTAATTCATTATAAACATCATGTAATGCCCTATTAACAAAATTTTTAACAGATGTTTGTACTCCTCGGCTAGATGAAAAAGTAGATGAAGTTAATTCAACTTCATTTAAATCATTTAGTACTCTGTTAGTTATTGTTAAGTATGTTGCCATTATGCCCCTGTATTATTTAATCCTGCAATAGGAAAACTGTCAAATTTTACACAATATGAATTCATAGTTGTTGCTGATTTATATTCTGTAGGTTTGTTATTATATGCTTCATGTAATTCATATCTTGCTACCATACATTTTTCTTCACTTAGATATATAAATCCATTATATTTAACTGAAGGTGCATTTGGCATAGAAAATAAAACCAGCATAAACCATATCTTAATCATCTTTTTTATCTTTTTTATTTTCTAATAAATTTAATATTTTATCTAATTTATTTTCTAAATTATCTATTCTTTTTTCTGCATTAGAATTAGTCTTAGGATACATTTGAGTAATTTTTTGTCCAGTAGCACCTTTTTGTGCTTTTCTTAAATCAATAATTGCCATAAAATTTTTCTATATTTATTAGTCGCTTTCAAATAAGGGGGCCGAAGCCCCCCAAATTATATTAGTTATTAGCCATCGTGTTGAGATGAAGAGTTTCTATCTGTTTCCTCTACACCGCTTACATCGCACAATACAGCAAAAATACGGATTTTTCCCGCACTTGATGCTGCACTTAATACTAATACATCTAGTGTATCAGCACCTGCTATTACTGGTCTTGCAGTAGTTGTAAGAACAGAGTAACCTGTTGCGTTAGTATCGCCATCAACAAAAGTATCAACGTCTCCACCAGTAATACCTAAATCTAAAGTTACAGAAGAAGATAATGCTGTGATTACCTCGATTCCTGCGTGCATGATTAAAGTTTGAGCTGGTATATCAAGAACTTGAAGTACGTCATTTTGTGCCGCACCTGCATCAGAATTAATTGCTGAAACGTCAATTGTATTTTCAACAAGATAGGGAGTTCTTACACCCGCACTAAATCTTGATGGGGTTGCACCGGCATTACCCGGGCCTGTTACGTCATATGTAGCCATATTATGTGTTCTCCCTAATCAATTAAAAGATGTCTTGTTTGAAGAGCTTCCGAACGAAGAACTTTTCTACCAAAGACGTGAAGGCCTCTAACAATATCAGAAAATGAATCTGGGTCTCTAATTACTTCTGTTTTTGCAATAGCATTAGCAGTAGCAGTTGAAGACATATGTCCAAATAACACTTTGTAATAGTCTGAGGTTGTAGCGGCTGCAAAGTTATTAGTCATGTATAGTTTAAAACCATTTACTTGACCATTAATTACTGCACCGTTTCTTAAAGGTGATGTACCATCACCAGTAATAGACGCATCCATTAATTTAGATGATGCATTTCCAAGTTGTTCATAGAACTCTGGAGATGCTAAAAACCATCTGTTATCAGTTGGAATGTCTGCTGCATGTAAATTTTTAGCTGCTGTTGCTAAAATATCCATTGGGTCAACTTCGGAAGTTCCGAAACCAACATCCGCACCAGAACCGTCACTACCAGTAGTAGTTCCAGAACCAGACACCATTGCCGCAATTACATTTGCATCGTATGAATCTTTTAGAGCATATGCTCCAGAAGAAGTAGCCAAAGCTTCCCAGTTAACGTGAGCTTGTCTTTCTTCGATATCATCAACTTTAAATGCAAACGCATTAGCTTGGTCTACAACCATTTGAATTTGGTCATCTGCCAAATTCTGAGGAGCAATTTGAGCACCTCTGTTGTAAGAACTAACTGTGATTGTTGGCTCTTTAATAATGTTGACAGTATCTCCGTAAGCTTCAATTTCACCTGCGTAGTCAGTATTGGTAATATCCTCTACCACTGATGCAGTTCTAAAAAACTTTTGGACTTTTTGACTGTATATTGCCGGTAACCAATTACCCGATGGTAAATTGTTATAACCGGAAGCTGTTCCTATAGCCATAATTTTGTCCTCCTATAGACATAAAGATTAA